TCACCAGGTCCCCGAACCGCTGTTGCCATCATCCTCCTCGAACACGTTTCGCCGGGCGATCTCCATCGCGTCGAGCCGGTCGTCGTGAGCAGCGGTGGGAAACTGCAGCCACTCCTGCTGCTCGAACGACGACCAGGTGTCGTCGGTCGGGCTGCCGACGATCCGGAGGTCGCCCGCTTCGAAGTCGCCGGCGAGATCGTGGATCCGCGCCTCCTTGCCCCCTGACGATGTCGTCCCCTCCGCGTTGACGTCCGAGTCATCGCGAAGGCGCTGGGCGACTCCGCGGTTCGCGTTCTGCTCGACAAGGAGCTTCTCGATGGTTACCTCGTCCGGCAGGTTCCGTACGGCCCAGTCCGCGGTCGACTTCACCGACATGCCGCGGTCGCGAACGAGCCTGTAGACGTAGCCGATCTCGGCGGCCGGGTCCCACGGCAGGACCGCAAGCGCTGAGTAGTCCGAGTCACCCTCGACCGCCTGTTGAGGATCGTCCACGAGCCCGACGTCAAGCCCGGCGTACCACTCGTAGGCAGTCCGGGACTTCGGGAGCTCGTCGACGTAGACCAGCCAATCGCTTTTGAACACCTCGCCGGCGAGCGCGTTCGGGTCCTGTTGGTTCTCCCGGCGCCAGATGGCCGTGGAGTTCGACCCGCCGACGATGTCGTACAGCAGCGCCTCGGGCGGCTGCAGCTCCGGCCAGAGGACGCCGACGTCGCGGTTCGGGATGACGCCGTTGTTCGCGATGGCGACGTCCGGGGGGAGGTCGCCGACCGAGTCGTAGAGCTCGCCGTCCTGACCGCGGACCTGCCAGTCGCGTGCCTCGACCACCGACCAGTCGGCCTCGTCGATCGCGGTGTACACGCCGACGTCCCACCGCGGATCGTCAAGGATGTCCGTCTCGTAGATGTCCTCGGGATGCTTGCGCGTCCCGATGGCGACCTGAACGGGGCCGTTTGGAAGGATCGAGTCGTTCGTCGGCAGGTTGTCGACGTAGTCGCCGAAGTAGTGGCGGACGTTCCGTCGCTGGGTGGACGTCCGCTGGTTCTCCCAGTCGGCGATGTCGTCGTAGACGATAACGTCAAAATGCTTCCCCGTTAGCTGGGACTCGAGGCCGTACGGCGAGATCGTCGCCTCCTTGTGGTCGTTCGCCTCGGTCGTCAGCTCCTGGTCGGACGCCTTCGCGATGTCGACCCCGAACAGCGGGGCGTTCCGCTCGACGTACTCGACCACCTTCTCGGTTCGTTCGGCAGCCAGCCCTTTCGTCTTCGAAATGACTGCGACACGGATGTCTGGGTGCGAGAGAATCGCCCAGGTCGGAAAGACGACGCCCGCGGACTCAGTCTTCCCGTGGCCGCGGGGAAGCAAACGAGCGACCCGTGTGGGCGCGTGCGGGTAGTTCTCGTCAACGGCCTTCCAGAGCGTGTTGTACAGCTCTTTCAGGTGCGTTCCCGGCGCCGTCGAAAAGTCGAACAACCGGATCGACGTGATCGCCGGGTGCGCGAGCGGGTTCCGCTCCGCGATCTCGTGGACGTTCATCGCCGGCGAAGCGACGTCATCGGAGGAAGCAGTCTGGCTCATTGTGGGTCCTCGTCGAATGCCTGGTCGAGCTGCTCTTTCTCTGCCGGCGTGAGCCCGAGATCCGTCTCGACCTCGAGCTTGTCCGGCGCCGCCTCGATCAGCCCGAACTCCGACGCCCACTGCCGGGCCTCGGCTGCCTTCCTCGGGTCGCCGGTGATCCGGAACTCGTGGGTCAGACGGCGGACCATCGTCTCCGCGAACTGCTGGCCGTACTCGTCGAAGTCGACTGACTCCAGCACCTCTCGGTGCTCGTCCGGCGCCGGCTTCATCATGTAGTCGTCGAACTCCTTGAGGTTGGAGTAGCCCCCGTGGCTGTGGTTCGGGTTCGACTCGCCCCACTGCTCGCCTTCTACGGGGTGGTTCTTACACGGGCCGACCTCACGATCAACGCCCCAGCCCGCGGCCTGGAGGCAGTAGTTGACGTCGTCACGAGACCGACCGTGCGGCGCCGGCGTCGACCGGTCTGATTTCGTCGCACCACAGATCCGGTGCCCCCGCTCTGGGTGGATTGGGTGCCCCCCGTCGTCGCGTGGGGGTTCATCGGAGATCTCGAATTCGTCGTCTGTCATGAGTGGTTCCGCAAAAGGTGATCCGTCATGAGTGGTTCAGGGCCCCGGACGGGAGACAGACCCCGTCGGTCGCGACGTCCGGCCGCTCGGAGGGCTGACCGTCGGGGCGTCGACGTTGAGCCCGTGTTGACCACCGAGGTGGCACTGGTTGCACAGGGCAACGAGGTTGTGACGGTTGTTGTTCGTCGGGTTCCCGTCGCGGTGGTGGACGTGCATCGCGAGCGTCTCGTCTCGCGACCGACCACACCCGGGGCATCGATAGCGACCAGCGTCGTGAAGGTGCCAGAAGAGCTCCCGGGCACCCTCCCGAACATCGGTCGCGTTGGAGCGGGCCATCAGTAGTTCGTGAGAAGATCGACCGCGCAACTGGGGCAGATGGTGACGGCGTCGTGGAGCTCGTAGCCGGCGTCCTGCATCAGGCCGCCGAACTCGTCGGTAAGCCACGTGGCCTCGCGGAACTGGCCAGCGATCGCCGGGACATCGCCGCCGCGCTCACAGACGCCCTCGATCTGGACGTCACACTCGTAATCGTAGGACATGGATCCGGAGTGTCACGGGCGGTGCTCGTGGGAACGCTCCGTGAGGTCGTCCGCGGTCGGCGGCTCCTCGACGAAGGCGATGTAGTACCAAGTGCCGATGCCGAGCACCAGGAACACGAGGTTGCTCACGATCGCGAATGTCTCGATGAGCGTCGGCGACGTCAGCGCGAGTGCGGCCGAGCCCATGATGATCCCCGAACCGAGGAGGAACGACCCCAGCACGAAGTGCGGGTGGGCTTGCTTGGCGTAGATGAGCTCGTACCAGATCGCGGCGCACACCCAGACCGAGCCCGCGATCAGCCCGAGTGTGTTGACGAGGTTACTCATCGTCCTGGGTCTCCCACGACAGGCTGGGGAGTGACTCCATGAGCCGCTCCAGCCCGAGCAGGCTTGCGATGAGGCTCAGGAGAACGATCTTGTCCTCGATGCTCAGCGTGATGTTCGGGTCGACGGTGTCGAGTACGACGAGCCCGAGGAAGACGAGCAGCGCCGCGAGACCGCCGATTGCTTTGACTCGGTTTCGAGAGGTCATTCATGGTCCTGATGTTGGTTGGCTAGTGATCGACGGCCGCGCCCGGTATCGAACCGGGGACGGGGTAGCCGCGTAGCTCGGTTGTCCCGAGCCCGATATCGGCTCCCGTCACCTCACCTGAGGCGCGGCAAAGCGGCCGGACTTGTGGGTTTGCTCGAAGCTCTGAAGAAGCGGAGTTGGAACGACGTGTAGCGTCTCCCTCGCACGGTGCTCACGGTGGCGAGACTGCCGGCCGCCCGTGTGGCTGTGCGCCTCCCCGGGACAGTGGCGTGACCTGGCCTCGGCGACAACACGTCGCCTCCTGTCCGCTGGGGAGATGCCGTCGCGCGGAGTCGAACCGCGTCTGGGCCCGGCACCCGACGGTCCGCAACGCAGTCGATCAGTCCTCGTCGAGCGGGTCGACCTCGCTCCCGGTGACCCGCCAAGTGACGCCGTCGAGCTCGACCGTGAGGAGATCCTCCGGCCCGGTGCCGACGTCGCCGGCGGGCTCGCGCTCGACCACGGTCGCGACCGTCGGCTCCCCGCGGGGTGTCTCCACGCGGACGGGGTCGTCGACACTCGGATGGCGGGCGCTCATGCGGGAGCCTCCGTCGACGGTGCCTCGAGGACGCCCGCATCAGCGGCACCGGCGAGGACCTCGTTGATGGTGGTAGGGGTGTCCTCGCGAGCAGGGCCGATACCGCGGCCGGCAGCAGACGCAGGCGGGAGTTGGTGGTAGATCTCATCGGCACCACGTGCGAGCTGCCGGGCGTCGACTGTGTAACCCTTCGCGACGAGCGTGTCGTAGAGGTTGACGACGAGATCTCGGAGCCGAGCTGCATCGACATCAGCATCGTCCCAGATGCGCGTGAACGCGTCCGGCGACCCACACTCACAGAACGTCTGGTGTTGGTCGCGGACGGGGACGTCAGGAACGTCGTCGACGGTGGTCCGCCAGCGCAGCCGCTCGCTGTAGCTGGCGATGAACACGCCCTCTTCCTGCACGCGGTTCTGCTTCTCGTCGACATCCGCGTTCCGGTACCGGACCGGACGGGACGCACGTCGACGGAGCCGACCCATGCAGTTGTTGCAGACGTGCCCGTCGTTGAGCACGTCCTCTTGGAAGTCGATCATGGTCAGAAAAGCACCTCCCGGGCGCTCCCGGCGCAGTCTCCCCCACGGCCCCACTCTCGGGTGGTCACGACCGTCTGAGAGGTTATCGTGTCTTGCTTACCCATACCTATAAATCGGCGTTTTTCGGTCCATTTTGGCGCTCGTCTCGGGCGATCGTCCAGACGTTTGGCGAGCCAGAGCCGAACCCGGGCCGCCGCTCGACGAGATCTGCATCGGCGAGGTCCTGAAGCGCGTGCCGGACCGTCGACGAGGCCGAGACCGTGGCCTCTGAGAGCTCGGGCGCACTCAGGGGCGCTTCCGCGGTCATCAGTGTCAGGTAGACGAGTCGACACGACAGCGGGAGATCGTCGAGCCGATCGCGGACGTCCTCGGGGGCGGTCGCGAGCGCCAGGGAGTCGGCGTCGCTCACTGCTCGATCACCCACTCGATCCCGACGACTCCGGCCGGGTCGGCCACCGTGTTGTCGTAGGTCACGCAGGACGGATCCATCACCAGCCCCCATCGCGAGGAACTCTCGACGGTGTGGACCTGCGTCATCCCGGGAAGGACCTGCTCGATACGACGCGGGGCGAGGTACACGTGCTCTCGGGGGATGATCGGATCGTTGAGCGTGACGTGGACGTCGTCGCCGAGTGCCTCCGAGATCTCGTCGGCCGACTGCCGGTCGAGGATGACGACGACGTCTCCCTGCGTGATGTCCACGTCAGCGCCGGTCGTCGCATCGACCTCGCGGAGCGCCTCCAGGAGCGTGTCGGCCACACACGGACCGGTGACGTAGTCGCGGTGCGTGCCGGCCTCGTACCACACCTCGTAGACGTCCTCGAAGATGCTCAT